ACAAACCCCTTACAAAAGATACTGTGCTATATTCTAGTTCAGATAACACATTCAACTATGAAAGAGTAAGAAAGTACCTTAAATGAATAGAAGCTTTACATCACCAAGAGTAAGACCCATTGTTACAGTAGTTAAAAGCCGTCCTGAGATTGGGGTAGTGATTACACCTCCACGAAAAGCAGAAGATGAGTTCTATTGGAACCCTTCCATTACAAGGCACAAGGGCGAGCTGTACGTCAGTTTACGAGGCTATACGGTAGAAAGTACCATTTGGGGACATTGGCGCAGTACACTGGCCGTAGGGAAGCTTAGAGACGATATATTAGTAGACTTGAAGGTGCTTATTCCTGAGTCACCTGGAGAGGTTGAGTCAAACCGCCTCGAAGATGTGCGTATATGGTCAGACGGTAAGAAACTGTGGGCTATAGGTAATCACTTATCGAATCCAAAGGGCAGGATAAATCAGGAGCAGGCAGAGGCGAGTATTGATTATGAGAACGGCACGTATAAAATAACCAGTAAGTTTGGCAATCCCGTAGGAAAGCCCGAGAAGAACTGGTCGCCTATTGATGGTATGCCCCACACCTATTTATATGCTATTGGTGCAATTACAAAAGATGGCTGGGTTAAAGCGGTAGATAAAAAGATAGATGTCATTGAACCAGTACATAATGGTACACCGCTTATAAAAACAAAGTACGGATATATTGGCGTATTCCACCAGCGCACTCACCTTGCTAATGCAGTACGACGATATGGGAATATATTTGTAAAGTTCGATGAAGACCTCAGACCAATAGAGCAATCAGACTGGTTTATATTTGGTGATGAGGGACACCAAGAGGTGCAGTTTATATCAGGTGCAGTCCTTTTAGATGAAGATACTCTTGGTATCACCGTAGGGATTGACCGTATACTCGCACGAACACCCGCAGACTATAAAGGTTTACTATACAAAGTAAAGCTAGATGATATAGATTTTAGGGAATTTGATTATAATAATTTAACTATTCAAAGAGGTAGGTTAGCATGAAAGCATTTATAACAGGCTGGACAGGCCAGGATTCTACTCACTTAACAAAGCTATTACTAGAAAAAGGATATACAGTTATTGGGTTAATCCGTAGAGTGTCTACCGAGCCACCGTTCCGTATGCGTAAAGGATATGATTTTACGGAAGCTATTAACTCAGGACAACTTATCCTTGAAACTGGTGACCTTTTAGACCCTTCAAGCCTAAGAAGGATTATCAAACAGCACCAACCAGCCGAAATATATAACCTTGGAGCGCAGAGCCATGTAGGATTAAGCTTTAAACAGCCAGAGCTTACAACTCAGATTGATTACATAGGGGTTATGAATCTTATATCAGCTTTAGAATGTTGCCACGATGGTACGTGGAAGATGTATCAGGCTTCAACCAGTGAGATGTATGGCGCTAAAGAAAAAGGTTCTATCCTTAACGAGAAGAGTGAGCTAAACCCCAATTCACCGTATGCGATTGCTAAGACAGCCTCTCACTATTACTGTAGGAGCAAACGAAGCCAAGGGCTATTCATATCTACTGGTATTCTATTTAACCATGAGGGAGAATTAAGAGGTGCTGATTTTGTCACTATGAAGATTGCAAACGGGGTGAACAGTTGGATTGAAGACCCTGAGAATATTCTCGAACTTGGTAATATGAACTCTGTCAGAGATTGGGGTTATGCAGGTGATTTTGTAGAGGGTATGCAGTTAATATTACAACAAGATGAACCAGATGAGTTTGTGATTGCTACAGGAGAGATTCATACAGTACGAGAGTTTGTTGAAGCGGCCTTTAAAGCTAAGAACCTTAGTATCAAATGGGAGGGTGAAGCAGAGAATGAAAAGGGTTATGTGAATGGCAAATTAGCAGTACAGGTAAACCCTGAGTTCTACCGTCCTAATGAAGTAGGGTATCTTTTAGGAGATGCAAGTAAGATTAAGTCTATTGGTTGGGAACGCAAGACCAGCTTTGATGAGTTAGTTGAACTAATGGTAAACAGATAACACTATACAAAATATAGTAGGTGTATAATAAGAACATGAATACCGACAGAAAGCAGACGGACGATAAAGGACGATTTGTACCTGGTAATACTGTTGCCAAAGATAAAGGTGTAGACTTTGGTAATATGCCTGAGAATAGACATAACGGAGCGTGGAAGAAAGAAGATACCCCACGTTTCAAGCTAGAACAGATGATGAAGTTATCCGCTAATGATTTACAAACTGTTATAGATGATGAAGATGCTCCTCTATTTGAGCATAAACTTGCTCAGGCTATTCAAGATGGTAACTGGCGAGAGATTGATTCTATGATTAACCAGGTGTACGGTAAACCTAAAGAGAGCGTAGACGTTACCACACAAGGTGAGAGTATTAACCCTTATGCAGCTCTTACTACTGAAGAACTTCGCAAATTGGCTGGTAAATAGTCTAGTATTACGATGTTTAACCTGCTATAATATCGAATATGAGCAAGATACAACTTTATTGTCGATGCGAACACTGCAAAGAATACTTCGAGATAGGTGGTAGAGCTAGCAAGATTAGGCTCTATTGCAAGCGTAGTTGTAGAGATGCAGCTTATTATTTAAGAAAGCAGGAGTCATAGCATTATGTTAGAAGATGGAAAAGAAGTAGAAATATTAGTGGACGGCGAAAAGCTAGTCGTATATCATAATCCAACTTATGAACTTGTAATGGCTGAAAAATGGGAAGATGTAAAAATTATTATTCACCCAAGACTTAATAATAAGGGTGAAGCTATTAGTATAGGTGACGACATTACTGTTTGAGAACTATAATGAAAATAGTAATTCAAAGCAGTAACGACCCACTACTAAATGCAGACATCGCTCTTGCCTCTTACGAGAACCTTGATACCTATAGGCTCTACACAAAGTTTGCAATGGGTAAATATAGAACAACTGTTATTGACTTGAAAGTATTGAAGATTATTCTATTATGATACCTCCCGAAGTTAAACAAGCCGCTAAGATAGAACTAGCTCGAAAGGAGAAGCTATGAGTAAAGTAAATATATCTATACACAATGATATTAAAGTGGTTGAATTAGACACTGATAAACAATATGCAATTATATTTCCTGACTACACAACGATGGAAGATTTTCAGTCAGTCTCTAATAAAATAAAAGAAATAGGAGTAGAGAAGTTTATATCGGTTCATAAGGCTTCGGATACAAAGTTCAAGCAGATTGAAGTTGAATGATACCCGAAGAAGTTAAGCAAGAAGCTAAGATAGAGAGACATATATGTTAGAAGATTTAGTTGCATATCCAGATTTGGAAGTTAAAGGTGACAACCTATTGGCAACAATGCGAGCTGACCTACTTCTAGAGAGACTCATTGACAGGACAAACGAATGGTCAGAGCCACCAGTATTTTTTAAGGTAAATAATGATACCCGAACAAGTTAAGCACCAAGCAAGGTTAGAGTTAGCTCGAAGAGACTTTTGGTCATTCGAGCAGCTTTTATATCCCGAACTGTTTACCGATGAACGNAAGCTACTNAAAGAGATGGCTGAAACCCTACAGGCTTTTAAAGAAGACGACAGCAAGCATTATCTTATTATGTCAGTACCTCCAGGACATTACAAAAGCTTCACAGGTAAGAACTTCGCCATGTGGCTTATGGGATTAGACCCGACAACTCGTATTATGGGAGTAGCCAACTCTGGCGACCTTGCGAGTATGTTCTCTACACAAATACGTGACACTATCTTAGGCGTGAACGTAGGCAAGGAGGGTATCCCCTATCCTGAGATATTCCCCAATACTAAAATTAAGTATGGGTTTGCTACTAAAAGTAAATGGGAACTAGAAGGAAGCTCTGAACCTTCGTATCGCTCTATCACTCCAGGCTCTTCTGTGACTGGTTCACGTTCTGACTGGTTCCTGATTGACGACATCATTAGAAACTATCTTCAATCCCTTAACGCTCTAGAATTACAAAAGCATTTTGACTTCTTTAAAAATACCCTGTTCTCCCGTACAGATGGCAACAATTATAAGTTTGTGATTATCATGCAACGTTGGGCAACCAATGACCTTGCAGGAGAGATTATAAAGCTCTATGGCGATGATGTAGTGATGATTAACTACGAGATAGAAGACAAAGAAGGGAATATGCTTGAGCCTTCGATTATGAGCCGTGAGAAGTTCCTAGAAGTTAAGAAGACACTCGACCCTAATGTGCTAAAGGCTAACTACTATCAGCAACCTGTAGACATTGAGGGACGTTTGTATGATGGATTTAATGAGTGGGTAAAGCTTCCTGAAACTCCAAGACGATACAATACAACCGACGTTGCAGACCAAGGAACTGACTACCTTTGTTCTATTAACTGGTTCGATGTAAAAACGGAAGATGAAGTAAAAGTGTATATCACGGATATTTATTACTCGAATGAAAAAGCCGAGATGACCGAGCCTAAAGTTGCTAAGATGATTACCGCAGACAACGTAACTGAAGCAGAGTTTGAATCCAATAATGGCGGTAAGGGGTACGCTAGGAACGTAGAGAGGGAGCTACACACACTAGGGAACTTTAGCACAGTGGTTAAGTGGACACCGCAGAACAGCAACAAGGAAGCCCGCATATTAGCCTCTAGTGCATGGAACTCTCGCAATATCCTCATGCCTCCCAACTGGACGAGTAAATACCCTGACTTTGCGAGTGAGGTTCTTGGGTATATCGCAGGAGGGAAGAACGCACATGATGATGGCGTTGATGTACTTGCAACAATTTACGAGCGTTCGGCAAACTTTAAACCAGTTACCTATAGTACAGTGTACTAATTCCATTACCCGTATAATCATTAGTAGAACATTCTAAGCGGAACTAACAATGAACCCATTTAACCTATTCAAGAGCAGAAAAGCTCAAAAGGTGAAGAACGAAACAAATTTTATTGGCCGTACCTCTATTGGGTTAAGTAACCCTGGCAAGTATATGGGTCTTGATTTGTATTCTGATACTTACTCATCAGCCTACCCAAGCATCAAGGCAATTTCTAATGAGTACATGACAGTCCTCCCGAAGGCGATTGATAAGAACGGCAAACCAGTAAAAAGCAATATCCTTGATGCGTTCTTCCACCCTAACCAATTGGACAGTATAGTATCGTTTAACGAGAAGATTGCTGTATCGACTCTTGTGCTTCCTAAGACGTATATCCTTGTATGGCGAAAAGAAGGAAATGAAGCGAAACCAGGCGGAGACTTTGGTTTCAAAGGAAAGAACATTGCAGGGTTCACTTTCTTAGAGAATCCAGGCATCTCTCGTCGTGACGGTAAGACTTGGTACAACATGGGGTCTCAGTGGTTCACTGAAGACGATGTCATGGTGCTTTCTGGCGGTGTTGACCCTCACAACCTGTATGGTGGCTACTCTCCAACGCAAGCGGCTTGTAGGTGGATTACTCTTGACGACTATATTGCAGACTTCCAAAAAGGATTCTTTGAGAACAACGCAATTCCTGCGGGTATGTTTAAGATTACCGCTTCAACTCCTGAAGAGTTTGAAGATATTGTTAAGAACCTCAAGAATCGACATAAGGGAGCGGGAAATAACAACAATGTAACCTATTCTCATGCTCCTGTAGACCCTACAACTGGTAAAGCGGCTGAGGCCAAGATTGAATGGATTCCTTTCCAACAATCTAACAAGGACATTGACTTTAAGAGTCTCTTTGAACAGGCTAACCACCGTATTGACCAAGCATACGGAGTGCCTGCTATTGTTAAGGGAATTGACGATGCGGCTACCTATGCTAATGCTCAGGTAGCAGAGGCAGGATTCTCTAAGCGTGCAGTCCTTCCCCTACTTACAAGGAACTACTCACAGATTAACCACGAACTTAACCGTATTACTGGTGGTACTGGTATCGCCCTTACGTTTGACTATGAAATCCCTGCGGTTGCCGATGCTGAAAAAGTAATTGCTGAAACAGATACCCTTTATGCAACGCTTATCAAGACAATGACCGCTGAAGATGTTGGTTATAGCCTTGATACTATCGTAGACGCTTTCGACCTTCCCCAGCGTTTTAAACTGCTTAAAAAAGATACCACTACAGCTACGATTGATAACGACAAACCAGAGGTAGATGAGGGCGACGAAGTAAACGGCTCACCTGACCCTGAAAAGATTGACGGGGTTACTCCTTTAAACAATGAACTCCACTGTTCAAAGTGTGACCGATTTCTCGGGACGACTAATCAATCTACCTACGAGGGAAAGCTGAAATGCTCTAACAGTAAGTGCAAAGCTCTTGAAACACCAACCATAAAAGAGGAAGCGAAAAGCACAGACCCAAAAGCCCAACTAACACCGCTTGATGAAGAACTGTACCAGACCGATTTAGAGGTTGTTACACGTGATTTTATGCGCAAAGAGGTTGATAGGGCTATTGAAGCAGTAGATGGCACTCAGAACGCCTCACAAGAAGAATTAGACGACTTTGTAGACGAGGCTATGCGTACTATCGTGGCTGTTCTCGTTGCAAGTGGTACATTGCAATACTCCGAAGGTGTTGCCCTACTTATCTCCGAAGGTTTAAGCGCAGAGGGTACGAGTTTCTTTGTACTAAATGGCGACCAGATAGACAGGTATAGGAAGTATCTCCGCAATGTTGGAAGTTCTTATTCTGATGATACTCGTAAGTCTATCCAAACAGTCCTCGAATATGCAGATGCAAACGGCCTTACCGCCCAAGAGCTAAAAGCAAACCTTCGTAACATTATGAACACCGACGAATACAGGGTTACTCGCCTTGCAAGAAGTGAAATTAACCGCTCTGAACAAATGGGTAATGTCTATAGTATGGAGCAGATAGGTGATGAAGCGGGTGTGACTTTCAACAAAGTGTGGACAGTCAACAACCCAGACGCTTGTAGCGGGTGTCGTGCCTTAGACGGAAAAGTAGTTGCAACCAGTGGTACTTTCCTCAAACTAGGCGGAAGCATTACAGGCGATGATGGCAAGGTATATAAAAATGACTTTGTGAGAATGGACGTATGCCAGTTGCACCCTAATGACACATGTTACATGGTTTGGCAAGTAGTCTCTTAGGTACGAATGTCATTATTAGTAAAATAGTAATAGAACAAATCACTAAGCTCATCAAGGGCGAGGCGTTCGAGAAAGGTACATTAAAATATGTCAAAGCAATCATTCTATCGCTTCCTTAAAAACGAAGCAGGAGAATCTGAGCTTTACTTAGAAGGTGTAATAGCAAGCGAAAGCTGGTACGACGATGAAGTCAGTCCCAAGCAGTTTCGTGAAGAGTTAGCTAAGCACTCTGGCCCTATCACAGTAAGGATTAACAGTCCTGGCGGTGATGTATTCGCTGGTATGCAAATCTACAATATGCTAAAAGACCGAAGCGGTGACGTTACTGTTATCGTGGACGCATTAGCCGCTTCAGCCGCTTCATTTATCGCTATGGCTGGTGACAAAATCATTATGAACACTGGTTCACAGATGATGATTCACAAAGCCTCGACGATTGTATGGGGTAACGAAGACGAAATGCTCGAAGTAATAGAAATGTTACGAAAAACTGATGATAACCTCGTATCAATTTATGTCGCTCGCACAGGTAAATCCGCTGAAGAGATTAAAGACTTACTAGCGAAAGAAACCTGGTTCAACGCAGAAGAAGCTGTTGAAATGGGATTCGCCGATGAGGCTATTCCAGGAAAAACAAAGTTTTCCGACGCTGTGAAGAACGCCCTAAGTTTTACTCAGGAAGTACAGGACGCAGAAATGCAACCTGTCGCAAGCTTGAAGGCTCGACTTAAAAAGCCCGAAGCTAAAGTAGAGGAGGAAGATGCTCCCGATACTACCGAAACAGTTGAGGAGGTTGTTCAACCAACCGCTGAAACTACAACCACTGTCGAAGAGACAAACGAAACAGAAGAAGTGACTGAAACTCCTGTAGCGGAAATAAAGAAACCAGTCGAAAAGGAAATTAAAGCAATGAGCGAAACAATCGCACAAACACAGGTACTAGAGCCTAAAGCACAAGCTCCAGTAAATGCCCCTGTAGTAAACGCTAAAGAATGGTTCAAGACCAAAGACGCTGTAGAAGCGTTCACAATGGCTCTTGCCAACAACCCAGGTAAATCATTTAACGATGTAGAAGTACAAGATGCATATAAGCAAGCACAGGTTACAGCGGGTATTACTGACCCTTCTATCTTCACGCTTCCTGAGCCTGTCATTACTTCAATCGAAGACGCTGTCAAATCTGGTGAAATCTACTCACGTATGAACCACTCTGGTCTTGATGTATTCAAGCTAGTTTGGGACGACACAGACGCAGACGTAGACACAAGTCGTGCTGGTGGATTCGTTCCTTCAGTGTCACGTACCAAAGACCAACAAGTCCTTGACTTTGAAGACCGTGTTATTCGTGCGCAATACATCTACAAGTACCTCGTACTAGGTAAAGAAACTATCCGTGAGAACCGTTCAACTGGCGCTCTCGTTCGTTTCGTACTTAACGAGCTTCCTGTCCGTATTATCCGTGAACTTGAACGTGCTTCAATCATTGGTGACGGCCGTGTCGGTGGCAACAAGCGCAAGATTACAAGCTTCGTAGCTGTTAAAGCAGACACAGACGCAGAAAACGCCTTTGGTAGCACCTACACACGTACTACTGAGCAAAGTCTTGCTGAGGCTGTTCGTCGTGCGGCTACTCTTATCGAAGCAGATGGTGAAGTTGTCCTAATCGCTAAAAAGGGTTTTGCAGTTGATGCACAATTCGAGCGTGATAGCCAAGGCGACCTTCTATTCCCTATTGGTACAAGCGCAACCGCTGTTCTTGGTGTTTCAACCATCATCGAACCTACATGGTTTACTGATGACACAGACCCAGACAACGACGCTTACCTCGTAGTTCTTTCTAAGTACCTCACCGTTGGTGACAACTCAATCGAAGCATTCACAAACTTCAAGCTTGAGACCAACGAAAATGAGTTCCTACAAGAAATCTACAAGGGTGGCGCACTCTCAGCTGTTAAGTCAGCAGTCGCAATCTCAGCATCAACAGAAAGCTAATCGGAAAGGATATAGACAATGGACAATTATTCCGAAGAAGCTCAACAGTTCCTAGAGGAATTATTGTGCCTTGATGTATCCGTACAGAGCGAAGAAGCTGTAGCCGTAGCCCACACTTTTACACCACGAGAGGGTTATAGAACCGTATTCACAGGGATATTTACCGACGTATCAAGCGTTACGGTAGATGGGAAAGCAGTAACCTATTACCCTGCGTTCTTTGGAAAAAGAAACGGAGACTTCTATAACTCAATCGTGCTTGAAGAGGCTACTTGCGAAGATGTTGTAGTAACCGCCACTTGGGGATTTACAGAACTCCCAGCCGATTTAGCAAAGTTACTTACTAATGCGGATACAGTAGTATCTCAAAGTTATGTAACAAAAGACGTAAAAAGCAAAAGAGTTGAAGACTTCCAAGTTACCTATGGAGACTTATCAGATGATGAGGTGTTTACTAAACAAAACGCCGTAACGATTGCTAAGTATTCACTATGTAACGTAGGGAACATTCAACACGGAGAGACCTGTTATCATGGACGTTTTTGCTCTGTTTGTTAGTCAGCCCTATACTTTCCTCACGATTAGTCGTGGGACTGTAGAAGGCGACGTAATAACTGCCCAAACTGAAGCGACTGGCGTGTTTAAACTCCGTACAGGCTTCACAAAGGGCGATACTGCTGAAACTAGTACAAGTGACGCATCGTTGCACGTACGACCCTCAGAGAGCTTTATAAGTGCCAATAACGGCAATTTAGTAGGGCATGGTATCGTAGCAGAAGGAAAAAGCTATGAAGTAGTAGGGCAAACAGGCGGAAAGAACTTTGATACTGGAGTTCTGGAGCATATTACCCTTACACTTCAGCTTGCGGAGTTCAATGATGACAGTTCGAGCTAGTTTCAATAGAACGTGGCAGGGAAAGCAAGAGAAGTCTATCGAGGTCGGATTGCTAGAAATGGTGACTGATATTGATACAAAAGCTAAGATTCTTGCCCCAAAACAGACGAGAGCCTTAGTGAATAGCGGAAGAATAACGAAAGTTATGGGAGGATATGCAGTATCTTTTGGTGATGATAAAGTCCCCTATGCTAGACGAAGGCACTATGAAAACAACAAGAACCCTCAGACCATAGGCTACCTTGCAAAAGCTGGCGATGGTGTCATACGAGGAAACATAAGCAAGTACTTTAGGAATATATAATGATAACGCTAAGCATTTTAAAAGCACTTGAGAATGACGACTTTGGTACGATAGACACTGATTTATTTATCGAAGAAGTGCCACTAGACAACAAGGGAGTTCCTAAACAGGGGCTTTGGATTGTTACTAGGGGTTCATCAGTCTCTAGGGTAAACACAGAGATACAGGCGTTTGACATATATTCACGGTACAACAACAAGTTGACAGGACATACCAAACTAGCTGAGTTGCTACAATGGTTACAGGAAGGGTACAGCGGTGTGTGTACCTTGCCATCAGTCCCGCCATACACAGCACAAGAATATAAAAATGTTAGAATTTACCCTACTAGTGGTATCGAGACAGTTGGAACAGACGAGAACGGTAAAGTAGTACGAGTAATATCTGGCGAAGTTTACTTTAACAAGGAGAATAACTAATGGCATACTTATCAGGTAAAGCCTCAGTCACTTTGTACTACGAAGGCGGAGATAGCGTTGTTATCGACCCTCAATACATCGGAGAAGACGGCGTTACCGTTACCATGACCACAGGAACACGTGCAATTACCTCTCAAAACGGTACTACCACTGTTCCAAGCGGAACAATCGACGAAGCGACATTCAGCTTCCCTCTTTTGCTTCCTAATATGAATTTCTTGGGAAGCGTATTCCCAGAAAACTACACACCTTCAGTTGACCGCCCTAACGTGGCTGGACAAACTGTTGTAGGTGGAGAAGGCTGTCAAGGCCAAGTAAGCGCAATTGCTGTAATCCACTTTATCTGTGATGAAAATTCAGATAACGATATTTACATTCCCGAAGCGCTTATTAACCCAGACCTCAGTACTGTGATTAACTCAACCGATGGAGTTTCTGTAATGGTTATGGGCTATGCTCAGCCTTCAGATGAGCTTAACGGCGGAGTTGCACGATACGGAACTGGTGACCTTACAGAGCCAACACTATTTGACGCTGACACTGGAACTTACGAACCAATCGCTAGCTAATATAGAGAAACAGATGAAGCCCCGCACAGGGGCTTTTCTGTTTTGGTACAATAGATACAGATAACAAGGAGACTAAATGTCCGATATTAAGCAGATTAATACTAAGAAATATACCACCGAGGGCAAAGTGCAAGTTGATGGAATGATTTGGAGCGTTCGCCTTCCTGGTGGTGGCAAAGAACTTGAGATGTCTAAGGCTCAACGAAGGGTTAAATTCCTTGAGAAGAAAGTTGAATCTGGCGACTACACAGAAGAAGACCTAGATAAGCTTGACCAATACGAGGATTATTTCATAGACTTCTTTAAAAGTATCTTCCGTGATAACACTGAAGACAATTCAGAGGTTTCAAAATGGATAGATGAGACGCCTCAAGCAGTTATTCTTATGGCCTTTGAAGATATTAAGGAACGAGCTAACTCGTAATGGTTAAAACACTCGATAATATATTACCTAAAGAGTTTGTTGATAAGAAGAAACAAGAACTTAACAATGGCAAAAGATATATTGTCGAACCAGAAGATATTATTGAAGCAGAGTTTTTGATGAAGTTTGGTTGGTCTGCATATTGGGACTTACACCCAGAG